AGGGTTCAGAAGGAAGTCAAACATCGGCATGGTGTACTGCCTGACGAACTTCAACAGCACGATGGAAGAGAACCTCTATCGGGTGTATACCCTTCGTGACCTCGGTTACGATCCGTATGTCATGGTGTACGATAAGCCCCACGCGCCAAGAGAAATCCGCGACTTACAGAGATGGTGTAATAACAAAATCATATTTAAGAAAGTTCCGCGCTTTGAAGACTACAGTAGCCGCAAAGGTTAGAACGCAAAAAGAGCCAGAAGCAATCACGCCTCTGGCTCTATTTTTTTTGTGTGATTCCCTCATGCAGAAAGCTCCTGCTCTGCTACGGCCTTGATATGCTTGGCCTTGTTGTACTTCGTCTCTGCGCTGTGAATCTTGTTGCTGATCGTGATGATCTTATTCTGCGCTTTGACAAACTCTTTGCTTCCGGGCAGAAGGCCGGACTGCTGAAGCTCGGCTTCATCCAGAAGGGCATACAGAAGGGAAAGCTGTTCTTTCCAGTGTGCCATGTCTGCTGTGGCCTGTTCCACCTTGTACTCCAGCTCGGTGATCCTCTGCTCGTGTCTCTCCAGAACCGCCGCCTGTTTCCGCTGTTCCTTCTCGATCTCGGCCTGTTCCTTTGCCATCTCTCTCTGTCTGATAGCAAGCTCCCGGGCCTGTCTTTTCTGTCTCTCCTGCTCTGCCTTGATCCGGGCCAGCTCTTTCTTACGTCTCTCTTCCTTGCCCATGCGGACAAGTTCGACCGTTCCCCAGACGCAGAAGAGGATAAGTAGTAATGTCATTTTAACTCCTCCAGTTCATAATCGCGGATCTCATCCGCAGAAAGCTGCCTGTCGTACACGATGATATCATGGTATCGGCCTGTCGTGTCATCCTCACGCCGCAGAACGCCTTTTGGCTGGCATCCGGGGCTGTATCCCCGCAGCCGCATCCCATAACGGAACTCGCGCTTTTTCGGGTGGCGCTCCATGTATTCCCGCAGCGCCGCTTTGATAATCGTTGCCTTTGCTTCACCTTGCAGATATTCCAGAATATCCGCGTCCGATTTGTTAACCATTTTTACAGAAACCATTGTTGTGTTATCGCGCATCCACGCTTTTTTCGCTTCGCTCTCAGGTGCCATTGGTACAACCTCCATTTCTTAGGTAATACAACTATACCACGATATGTATTACCCTGTCAACAGAAATTTTAGAAAAGTTCGTCAGGATCGGCAGAAGGAATCTTTTCGGAATCCAGCTTCACGGTGTAATACTCGCCGTTGATAACAACCAATGACATATAGCCGTGACTTGCCGCGTCCCGCAGCACTTGCAGAAGATTTTCTTCTTTTATCGTGTGATCGTATTTCATGTAAGAATCCATTGCAGAAACCTCCATTTTTTAATTTTTGCAGAAGTGGCAGAAGGGGCAGAAAAGAGCCGCCGCCCATCCAGGCCACCCCTTGCCATACACTTTAACAAACTAAATTGCTAAACATTCCGAGACGCTTTAATATGCTAAAGCGCTAAAGACTTTGCTACACTTTACTACGTTAAATTGTAAAAGTACACGTTGCCGCCTGGTATCAAGTGCAATCGCGGCAGCCGTGGCAATATACCACGCGCCCCAATTTGCCGCCCCGCTGCCGTGGCAGCTTGCACGGGATACAAGACCACGCGCCGGGTGCATATCGCTATATACCCGATAAAACAGCGCAGCGGCTATTATACGCGCCCCCGCGTTGCTTTACCCGGTATATACCGGGATCCCGTTAATATCGGCAATCGGAAACAATGCCCTTGCGAATTGTAAAGCGCTGAAATTGCGCGACATCATACGCGGCGCTATATTTATCGATATCGTAGCAATGCCAAATTTGCCCCGGCTGTAATAGGTATTTGTTTTCGTTAGCAATCCGGGCAATTTTCGCCGCGCTACGATCTGATACCGCCCGCGCCGACTTAATACTATACATATACTCTTTTCCCGCCGTGGTAATAGCCAAAATTTTCATGTTTGAATACCCCCTATATTTAATTGTAGCGCTTGTTTACCGCGCTATATAAACGTCGATACGGTGTTATATATCGCCGCTTATATCGGGCGGTAAAGCCCGATTGAATCAGCTTGTTATTTTGCCGCCTTTTTAGAATTACAAAAAGCTATAGCTGCCGCGAGCGTGTTAAAAATCTCATATTCATTATTAAACATTACACAAAACGCGCCGCCGCTTTTTTCAATCCACAAACCGCCAAATTCCCATACATTAGAATCGATTTTATTAAGTTTCATTTTTGCAACCCCCTATAATTATTGACGGATTTTCGGGCTTGTTACCCGTGTAAGCCGCTATAGTTTGGCTTATAGCGGCTTAAGCTGATAACAAGCGGGGCCGGAATTAGTGCGCGTATACCGCCCATTTTTGCCCGCGTTTTGCATTGTAGCAATGACGGCAATTAATGCATTGCACCCCCGTGCGGTTGCCGTGGCAATCAACAGCGGGGCAATGCGGCAAGGGTGCAAGCTCCGGGTTGCTGCCGTCGTCATAACAGAATTGCGGTAAATCGCCTATTGGATCGCAATGGCCCGGCCACGGGCTACACTGTAAACTAAAGTTTTCGGGCAAATTGTCGATCCCGTATCTTTCGACAATTTCTTTTTCTTTCGTATACGCGCCAAATTTTGTTTCCGGGTGCCGCCGGATAAATTCAACGCAAGCGGCAAAATATTCATAACTGAAAAAATCGCCGCTGTCATGGATACGAAATACCGCCGGAATTAGTGCCCCGCTGTAAATCTCTTTTTCTACCATTGCCCAAAATGCAACGGGATCCCGGCGGGCGAGTATCGTATTTTCAAACATATTAATTAATACATCCGGGTACCGTGTTTCTTTTTTAGCATAGCAACCGGGGCAATCCCCGGTGCAAGTACCGTTGCACTTTTCGCCCGTTGCGCTTTCGAGTGCCGTAATAACCGCGCTATTGCCCGCGCCGTTGTATCCGTGTTCTTTCCCGCCCGCAAGAGTGTTAATAGACCAAATACCCGTCTTGCTATTGTCTTTCGTAATATGTACCGTGATACTATCAAGATATGCTTTCGAATTATTGGTAATAGTTGCGGCTTTTTCGGCTGCCGTCTTTCCAGCGTTCTTGATCATTGGTTAATCCCCTTTCAATAGGCGTTATGTATTACCTATATATAATATAGCGTATGTATTACCTATTGTCAATAAAAATTTTAGGTATTACATACGCTTTTATACACGCACCCGGGCGTGTACTTTTATATTCCTACTGGTTTGGTAGGAATTAAACCCGATCTTAAAACCTACCAAGTTGGTAGGAATTAACCCCGGCTCTCTCGGCCTGTCAAGCAAAATCACTTGACACCAATTGGCACTCTCGCCTTGCGAGTGCTAAATCTCGCATAATACCTATTATGCGAGATTTAAATCCGTCAATGGCGGACAAAAGCGCCAAAATAGGGGAAAGTGTCCGCGAAGCGCGGACGCGCCACCGAGCCGGACGATCTGACCCCACCAGAGGGGGAATTATGTCAACCGTCGAGGGGGCCGGGTTACCCTCTCACCTACCCGAAAAATGAAAAAAACCCGGATGGCTCTAAGGCAAACCCGGATTCCGATACATCTATCCTATCTATCCTATTGTCAACAGTGAAACAGAAAAAACAGTAAAATCCCTATTCTTTTCTACGGAGTTTTTCTGGCAAAGAATAAGGAATTTATTGTAGTCATTGTAGTCAAACATTAAAAAACATAGTAATACCAAGGGTTTGAGGTGACTACAGTAGGTGAAACAGTAGTGAAACAGTAGTATACAAGTTCATAATTTGTTCACAATTGGAGGGTAGTTTATGAACGAAGTGTGAACGAAAGAGGAGGAACGACAAGAAGGAGGAGAAGAAGAGGCAGCGGAGCTGCGAGAGGGGAGAGCCGGAGGCCGAGGAGTGGAGGAAAGTGGCGGAGAGGGTGGAGATGGAAGAGGGAACACACTCGCAATCCCAAAGTGGCAGTTTAGAAATTTTTCGCTGGGGCAAAAAAAGATGTCTCAGGTTGTACATTGATAAAAATGGCGCTGATGATAGGATAGGAGATGCAAGAAGCGAAGGAAGGGGGCGGCGGTGAGAGAATGAAGAAGATACCGACGCTGTTTGTAAGGACGTTTGAGCGCCACCTGATGACTGGGATCACGGGCGAGGTCACCCCGGGGTGCGAGTGGGTACTCCGGGGAGAGGGTGAGGCGACCGAGAAGGTAGACGGTGCGGCCTGTGCGATCATCAACGGGGAGCTGTGGAAGCGGTACGATTACCGGGCTGGGAGGCGGCGACCAGTGGGGGACATGATCCCTTGCCAACCCGCCCCCGATCCAGTGACCGGGCATTGGCCTCATTGGGTGCGCGCAAGTGATACGACGAGCGCCGACCGCTGGTTCATTGAGGCGTACAAGAACACACCTTGGAACCGGGAGGATGGCACGTATGAGGCTGTTGGGAGGCACTTCCAAGGAAACCCCTACGGTCTGGATGCCGACTATCTGGAGAAGCACGGGAGAATTAAGATCCACGATCTGGATCGAAGCTTCACCGGGATCCGGGAATATCTTCGCACGCATGAGATTGAGGGAATCGTGTTCTGGAAGGATGGGGAGCCAAGATGCAAGATCAAGAGGAGTGACTTCGGCTTCCAGTGGCCTGTGGATATGGAGGACTGAGCATGGGAGCGATTAACAAGGGCGGCATTTACAGAGCGCTGTTTGAGGTACTTGATGAAGGATTCACCGAATTTCTCGGGCAGACCGATAAGCCCAGTGAGGATTTGGAGTACCTTTTGGGAGCCTATGCGATGACAAAGAGGCTCATCGACACGCTGGACGGAGACGAGAAGAATGGGAAAGTATAAGGACGAGCGCGGAAACCGATATGGTCTGCTCACGGTGAAGCAGTACTATGGAACCGACCGCAATGGTGCGCGGTGGCTGTGTGAGTGCGACTGCGGAAATGAGATCGTAGTGAAGGGGTTGAAACTGAGATCCGGCAACACTCGGAGCTGCGGGTGCTTGCGCGAGATGCCGCTGATGGATCGGAAGCTCATTGGTATGGCCCCGCACGGGAAAGAGCGGGTGCTTGTTAAGTGACAATCTCGGAACGGATTGCGGCTAACGCCCGCTGGCTCTGTCAGCGTCAGGGAAAGAACATAGGCGACATGGAAGCTGCTGTCGGCGTCTCGACCGGCTACCTCTCCCGCGTAAAGGGCTCGGTCATGCTGCGTATTGATGTCGGCTACGAGTTGGCAAATTACCTCGGTGTCAGCATGGACGATCTTGTGAATCCGAAGCTGGCCCGGCAGGAACGTGTCGCGGAATTGAAAGCGGAGCTGGCAGAACTGGAACAGGAGGACAGCAATGGCAAGGCGTGACATTTGGGCATATGACCCGGAAATCTGCGATGGGGATTACTGCCCCATGAACTGTGACATCTGCCCCAAGCGGCATCTGGTGGAGGATAAGCTGGCGGAGGAGGAAGAGGAAAGCTGATGTATGAAGAGCTTGTAAAGCGGCTGAGAAACGCCGCGCAGTGGGCAGACAAAGGGCTTGTTATTACGCCGAGCGTTTGCCTTGAAGCCGCTGATGCCATAGAGGAACTGAGCAAGCCCCGCTGGATTCCCGTGACGGAGCGGTTGCCAGAGTTTGAAGGTGCTGTGCTGTGTATGCGAAAGAGCAATGTCTACGGCGTGAGGCCATATCAAGAAATCCTATATGCAGATGAATACGGCTTCAAGAACTTTGATGACATCTATCTTGCGGACGGCGTTGTCACCCATTGGATGCCGCTACCACAGCCGCCGAAGGAGGAATGAGCATGGGAGTTTACATCAAGGGCATGGAGATGCCGACAGAGCAATATGGAAAGATGGTGATAACTCTATACCCCAACGGTCATGTTGCGGAATATGTTGGGGATATAGGAAGAGTTTGGGAAGCCGTCCCCGTCCCGCCGCATGGGAGGCTTGTGGATATGGGCGAAATAGAGGAACGCATTGATTCATGTTGCGATGACATTGACTGTTCCAAAACCATGTGCAATGAGTGCGCGGTGCAAATCGTGATGAACAAGGTGTTTGACGCTCCCACCATCATCCCGGCAGAGGAGGGCGAGTGATGGACGGATGTATCTACCGAACGAAAGACGGCGAGTGCGACCTCTACTCCGAGGGCGGCAAATATCATGCTTTTTGCGTTGGTGACAAACCGTGCGATGGACGCAAGCCGTCCAATGCCGACCGCATCAGAAGCATGACGGACGAGGAACTGGCTGAGTTGCTTACTGCTGTTGCTCAGAAATCGGCAAATAAATTATGCGAGAGCTTAAAAACGGTTGAAGTTGATTTGAGCAACTGTAACTTTCACATTTTATACGAAGCGCATCTCGACTGGCTCAAGCAGGAGGACAAAGATGCCTGACTGCGTACACCGCCCACTATGCACGAATGAATGTCCTTGTGATTACTACGAAGAAGAGGTAGAGGATGACAGACTACCAGACGAAACCATACGCACGGTGGGTGGAACAGATGCTCACCGATATGTTTGAGATAGACCCGACTTCGATAGCGCTTGAGATGCGCGACGAAGAGGGCCAAACCTATACGTGCTACTACAACACTTCGTCGAACGACCGCGCAATCATGATTGACGCAATGCAGGATGACGCGAAGCTGGAGTGGGTACGGAACAATAAGGAAGCGATCCTTGAGCTTCTGGAAGAGGACGAAGACGATGAAGAACTGGAACCTGATACCGAAGCTGATAGCGAGGGATGACCCGTACTCTTTGCAGGACGCCTTTGAACTCTGCCGAGAGCTGGAGGAGGACGGGAAGGTTGTAGTCGTGGGGAAGTCCATCACTGACAGAGACGCAACGGTCTACGACGAGGGCAACTTCCTACTCGCGCACGAATACTCCAAGCAGATCCGGGCGGCTGCGAACAAGATGGTCAAGGCTGGTGTGGCGTCCGACCTGATGATCGACCTCTACTACCGCACACATCTATTCGACGCTCCGCACTACTTTGATAGCTTCTGCGTCTACATCGAGAAAGACCGAGAGCCGAGCAAGCAGTTCTACGTTCCGAGGCGAAAACAACTCCTTCCGTGTGTGGAGGCTCTGCAAGACTTTGAGGAGGGCAAGTTAGACCTTCTCGGGATCTCAGAGCCTCCGGGTGTGGGAAAGACCACCCTCGCCGAGTTCTATCTGGCGTGGACGTCAGGTCGCAACCCATTCCTGCCGAACCTTATCGGTTCTCACAACAACGCCTTTCTGGAGGGCGTTTACGGTGAGATGCTCCGCATCTTCGACCCAGAGGGTGAGTATCGCTTCTTAGATGTCTTCCCCGGCCTGTCGGTCATATCCACGAACGCAAAGAATATGATGATCGGCGTCGGCTACGACAAAGCGGACGATATGCGCTTCAAAACCCTTGAATTTTCGTCCATCGGCTCCGGCAACGCTGGTAAAGTCCGCGCCATGAACGTCCTTTACTGCGATGACTTGGTGGATGGCTTGGAGACGGCGATGAGCCGTGACCGTCTGGACAAGCTGTGGCAGATGTACTACACCGACCTCCGGCAGAGAAAGGTAGGCTCACGATGCCGGGAGCTGCACATCGCAACACGGTGGAGCTTGCACGACGTTCTGGGGAGGCTGGAGCAGGAGTACGAAGACGATCCACGCGCACGGTTCATCCGATTCCCGGCCTTGGACGAAAACGATGAGTCCAACTTCGACTACCCATACGGCCTTGGATACACCACGGAGGCCCTACGCAAGCAGCGCGAAATTATGGATGATGCCACTTGGAAGGCCCTGTTCATGAACGAGCCTATCGAGCGTGAAGGACTGCTCTACGAAGAGTCTGAACTGCGGAGATACTTTGAGCTTCCAGAGGCTGAACCAGACGCCATCCTCGCAATCTGCGACACAAAGGAGCAAGGCTCCGACTACTGCGTCATGCCTGTCATGTATCAGTACGGGCAGGACTACTACATGGACGCGATCATCTGCGACAACGGCAAGGTGGAGTCCTTGGAGACGCGAGTGGCTATGATGCTGGTTGACCGCAAGGTGAAGATGTGCCGTATCGAATCCAACCGTGGTGGTACGATCTTCGCGCAAAACGTCCAGAAGAAGGTCAAGGAACTGGGCGGGATGACGAACATCACAACCAAGTGGACGCAGAGCAACAAGGAAACCCGCATCCAGACGAACAGCGGCATGGTAAAGTCCCATGTCCTGTTCAAGGATCCTAGCCTATATCCAAGCAACCGCGAGTACCGGGACGCGATGGCCCAGCTCTGCTCCTACTCCATGATGGGCAAAAACAAGCACGATGACGTCCCTGACGTTCTCGCCATGTTCATTGATTGGGTTATGTCCGGCATGGCGAACACCGTAACCATCATCAAAAGGCCGTTTTGATGTACTTAGTGTTCATTGTCAAAAACGGAAATCGTGGTATGGTGACTGTAAAGATGGGGATGATAGGGGAAACCCTACGCCGACATTAGAACTGGCCCACGGTCTTTCTTCCTTTCGCCGTGGAGCGCCTAACAGAGAAGAAAGTCCCGGCATGGAGTGGCTCCCTAAACCGGGCAATATAGACGATCGGTGTAATGGAAGCACACAAGGCTTTGAACCTTGAGGCGGTGGATCGGAACCATCATTGTCTGCCAAATAGACGGACATAGCGTCCGTGGGATGACACGGTGACATAGCAGCGGGTGGGGCAGTCGCCGATGGATAATGAATGAAGCCGATCAAGGTAGACCTATCTGAAAATCTGACAAGTGTCGATGTGGTTCCTGTTGCGGACTACCACTGGGCAGACCCGAGCAGTGACCACGACAAGATTATGGCAGACATCGCATACATCAGAGACAACGAGAATGTGTACTGCATCCTCAACGGCGATCTGATGGACTGCGCGATAGCATCGAGCATTGGCGACACCTACGGGGCCGCACTTAGCCCGATGGACGAGCTGAAGGTTTGCGTTGATCTCTTCAAACCAATCGCGCACAAGATTCTGTGCGTGGTTCCGGGAAACCATGAGGCGAGGCATTACCGCACGAACGGTATTGATATCACTGCTTTGATGTGCCAGCAACTTGGCATTGAGGATCGGTACTCGCCCACGACTGCTCTTGTCTTCCTCCGCTTCGGCAAGCTGAACAGCAATCAGCACAACCGCAAGGCCGTGTACACAATTTACGTGTCCCACGGGAACGGAGGGGGCCGCAAAGAGGGCGGCAAGATCCAGAGGTTGGTCGATCTGTCCACCATCGTGGATGCAGACATCTACCTCTGCGGTCACACCCACCTCCCGGCGATGTTGAAGGACGGGTTCGCCCGTCCTAACCTCGGGAACAGCTCGATTACCTACGGCACACGCCTGTATGTCAATACGTCTGCGAAGCTGGACTATGGCGGCTACGGAGACACGCAAGGGTTCAAAGTGCCTTGCACGGATACGCCGATCATCCATTTGAACGGCACAGTTAAAGAAATGAGGGCAACGATTTGATTCCGAAAGAAGTCATCGAGGCCGTTGAAGCTATCCTCGCCACCGGGAAGGACGCTATCGTCAAGAAGGAGCGCGGAAAGTGGGTAGTGCTTGAGAACGGTAGGCGGCTCGTTTACAAAGAGCCTGACAACAACTGATAGTACCCTATAGCAATCGGGCTATAGGAAGAGCCAATTGGGGCTAATGCATTCCAGAATCGAGGGGTGCATTAGTCCCATTTTTCTTTTTGAGGTGAAGAGTTTGGACGAACTGACAACTAAATCCCCGGTCATCCGAAACGATATGTTTGGGCGGCTGGACATCTACGCCTCCTACGACGATATCAGCGAGGAAAACCTGATTGCGGAGCTAAACTCCGCGCTGGTCTACCACGTTAACAATATGCTCCAAGAGGAGTTCCTCTATTGGTACACCCGTGGTGTGCAGCCGATCTTGAACCGCAGGAAGGAGATCCGTGAGGACATTCTGAACGTGGTACAAGTCAACACGGCGGCTGAAGTTGTGGACTTCAAGAATGGGTACTTCCTCACGCAACCGTGCAGCTACGTTTCACGCCGCAAGGGTGTGCAGACGAAGCTTAAGAAGCTGAACGAGTATCTGTACCGCTCCGGCAAACAGGAAGCAGACAACAAGGTAGCTGACTGGTTTCACAGGGTCGGCAAGGGTGTTCTGTTCGTCGAACCGACGCAGGACAAGGAAGTCCCCTTCCGGGCCTACGCGCTGGATCCTCGGTCTGCTTTCGTGGTGTATTCCCTCCGTCCCGGCAATAAGCCTGTGATGGGCGTGAACATGGTAACGGTGGACGGCGAAGCAAAGTTCGATGTTTTCACCGAGTCCACGGTGTACCACCTCCACGGCACAGTGACCGGGAAAATGGTCAGCACGGAGAAGAACCACGACTTCCTCGCCACGGCTACCGCAATTGACTCAGTTGAGCCGAACGTGCTGGGCCGGATCCCGATCATCGAGTACCGCTACAACAGCATCAACACCTCGGCCTTTGAACTCGCCGTCCCACTCATCGACGAGATCAGTAATTTGACCTCAAACGCTTGCGACGGCGTTGAGCAATTCATTCAAAGCCTCGCTATTGCAGTTAACTGCGAATTTCCTGAGAACACCACCATTACGGACATCCGTAAGGCTGGCATGATCGCCCTCCGCTCAGTTGGTGAAAACAAGGCAGACTTCAAGGTTCTGTCTGAGCAGCTTGACCAGACTCAGACGAAGACGCTGACCGACAACCTCTACGACGAGGTGCTTCGGATCTGCGCTATGCCGAGTCGGAGCAATGGCAGCTCGACCTACGATACGACCGGGGCCGCAGTCCTTGCGAACTTTGGCTGGTATCAGGCCGACGCCGCAGCGAGGAACACGGAGGATCTGTTCAAGGAATCCAACAGGCAGTTTGACGCGATCATCGTGGACATCCTTCAACGCGCAGGAATCCTCGACATTGGTTTGAGCGATTTTGAGCTTCAGTTCGTCAGGAATGAAGTCGCAAATATTCAGTCCAAAGCGCAAGCGTGTAATACGTTGCTTGCGTCTGGCTTTGCTCCAGAGCTTGCTTTTGCCAAGTCTGGCATTTCCAGCGACCCCGTCGAGGACGTTGCTATGAGCAAAAAATGGCTGGAAATGCGGTGGGGGGATCCCGACAAGACGCCGGATGACACGACGCCAGAGATGGAAGAGAAAACGGAAACGGTTTCCGTTGATGATGAAATCTAATGGTTGTTAAAGGCAGATAGTGATTGCAACACGAAAGGCGGCTTCCTCACCGCTTTCTGCCTTTCTCAATATGAGGGCATACAAGAGGATGTATGGAAAGAAAATACTGTGTTTACTGCCATACCGCTCCAGATGGTAGACGGTATATAGGCATAACTTGCAGAAAGCCTGAGAAGCGATGGAACTACGGCAGAGGGTACAAGGAAAACTCTTACTTCACACGCGCCATTGAAAAGTACGGATGGAAGTCGTTTACGCACGAAATTCTTTGCGAAGGTTTGACGGGAAAAGGCGCGTCAGACCTTGAGAAGAGATTTATCGCGTATTACGGAACTACAGACCGTGCAAAAGGATTCAACCTTGAACTTGGCGGTTTGAACGGAGACAAGGAACTTTCTGAAGAAACGAAGCGAAAAATAGGGGACGCTCACAGAGGGAAATATACAGAGGCACAATGGGCGGCAACTATTGCGCGGCGCGGGAAAGGGCATCCGCATACCGAAGAAGCCAAAAAGAAAATTGGCGATGCACATAGAGGAAGGCCGCTTTCAGATGAACACAAGAAGAAACTGTCTGAGGCTCACATGGGGATAAAACCCTCTGCTGAAAACTTGGCTGTTCTTCGGAAGCTGAACATGAAGCAAATAGACCAGTATTCTCTGCAAGGGACGTACTTAGCAAGCTATGAGTCAATTCGCGCCGCCGCGAACTTCGTTGGAGTGTGTGAACAAAGTATCAGCGCTTGTTGTAGGGGGAAGACGAAGATGAGTGGCGGCTATATCTGGAAATACGGCGAAAACGAAACAGGTGGGGCCGTATGAACAGCCTGATGCCGTTCGATGAGCTGAACGTGTTCAAGGAGAGACTGGTGGATCACCTCGACGAGGAGGGCCACATCCGCTCCGAAGAAGACACAGAGGACATCATCGACGAGCTTTTAGACCTCTTCCTGCTGGCCTACGCCAACGGGGTTGAGGTCACAAATGACCAGCTTTCGTCCAACGTTGCCCCGGGCTTGGATGAAGTCATGCGAACCGTGGACGCAGAGGTCGCCGGGAAGACATGGCGTGATCGGGTCTGGGAACACTTCAACGATGGCGGGACG